CCAGTCAGTTGTGCGAAAGGTGCGCATGCACGACATGTCTCAAGCCCTGCTCCACGCCGACGCGATGTCGCTCAACATCGATATGGAGGGACATAACAAGGGTATGGATGCCCGCAGCACTGGCCCCCTGGCTGCGGTCTTTGCGCAGGCCATTGGAATCGAGAGCTTGGCTGATTTCCCAAAGCTATTCTCGTGCTGCACTACTTACTACCCTATGTATTACGATGACGAGGTGGTGGTGTCGGAAGGGCAGATCAACGGCACTGAGGGATTTTTCAACCCCCTCTGGACAGCGCACAACGAGTGCACGATAGAGATAGCAATCACTATGGAGTCCATCCCGATCCTAGCCGGTGCTGTCTACTCTGATGACTCTGGCTTCATCCTGAGCCTGCCAGGCCTCAACACAGCCGTCGCAGATCAGGTGCTAGACAGGATCTGCGCGAACATCGCTCTCACAGGCCAGATAGCTAAGATCACACAGCTGAGCCTATGCGCCTCGCGCAGCACAGTGTTGAGGAGCCACTACATCTGCGGGCAGAGGGCCGACTCATCTCTGAAGCGAATTCTCGCTGTCACAAGCCACGCTAGCGACAGCCTCGTCTGTGACGCTAGTGATGTGGACGGTATGCTGAGCAGTATCTCTAGCGCGCTAGATATGTCTAACATACCATCCGCGCTGTGCTACGTGAAGTGGGCCAAGGTCATCGAGCGCACACTGCGGACCTTCGGAGCGGTGGTTGCCGGTGCGCTGGATGACAGCGCTCTCTCTCCCAAGCGGCTAGGACCCAAGCTTGCTGCCACCCTATACGACTTTCGCCACACTCCTGAAGAGCTGGGGACTGACGAGCTCTATGAGTTGGTGTCCCAAGCTAGCGCGGACTATGCTGCCGCCTACCTGCGTCACGGATTCATGCAAGCGGTGAACACAGTAGAGGAATTCATCGAGACCATCTACGGCTTCAGCAGAACTACCAGGATGGAGAGGAACCTGGGTCGAACCATCATGGGCCAGCTCGGTGAGGATGACTACCTGACGAGCGCCTACTGGTACTGGCTAGCCATGCCTGCCGGGGAGGGTGGCATGGGCATGGAATTTAGGAGCACCCAGGAGATTACGGGTATCAGCGACAGCCACATCAACCAGCTAGACCTCATTATGGACCTGGCCGCGAACTACAGGAAGGACGGTGAAGTGATCTACAAGTTCTTGGAAGTGTCCCTCAGCAGTCACGGGCCAACTACTAAGCTCCATGAAGAGGTCGCCTGCCTGACCATACGGCATCCAACTGGCAAGAGGGTTACGTCGTTCCAGACTTGGATCGCTGGTCGGGTCCGGGCTAAGATTAGCGACATCACAAAGAACCGTGAGGTCAAGGACATGCTCGTCAGCGCAGAAGAGTCGAGAGCAGTAAGCTTCGGGTTGCTCGAGGCTTTCCGAGGAGCGATGAATTACAGATATGGTAGTTTTTACTTAGGTGTGTCCCGGGTACAGATACTAGACAAGCTGGTATCAAAGATACAGTCGATGTCGAGCTTCATCTTCAAGTGTGCTCCTGAGTGGGAGATCATATCGATGGCCAGCCGCGCTCCGCTACTTGCAGCACGCTCACTATTCCAGATCCGCAGCTACGGGCACGGCCCCATCAGCCGAGACACGGACATACTCTCCTACATGAACCACCGTCGAGGAACGATGTACCCTCACATCGTTTTTGACATAAAGGGGGAGATAGCCTACCACACCACGCTAAAGGAGAACCAGGGAGACTTTGATATTATCGCGACCATGCCGAGCACTCAGGAGACCAAGAAGGGATCTCAGACGGTGTACAAGACCCCTCTGATGGGCTCCGACGCTCTCTACAAGGGAGACATCCGCGAGAATGAGGAGTTCTTTCACAACTACCTTGAGAGGCTCATCGCCAGCTGCCTGTCAGTCACGAAGTGGTTAGACATGAACGCGAGTGTGAAGTCAGCTGGAGCACCTGTAGGGATGACAAACTCTTTCGTCCGCGCTGCGAATATCTGCCTAGCATCGCTAGGTCAGCGCTCGTACAACGATCTCTCATACATGGTCCCGCGACCTCCGTCAGGAGAAGGACTACATCGCCTGCAGGACCGTAACTTCGTCACTCGTTCAGAGGCTCGCACTAGGCCCAACGACAACCAGAAGTCCACCAGCGTAGTAAACCAGGACGTCATGTGGCGTTTCGGGTGGGAGGACTCCAACCTGCACTTCGGATACATGATGAACCGCACTCAGGTGGCTATCGTGGAGCGCAACAAGCTGCGCGTGGGCAGGACGCTGGTTACCTCTTTTGGCATGGTGGTTACTCTCTGTGTTTTCGATGTGACAGTCAACACCTCCAGCTTCGTGCGCGACACTGATGATCTGGCCAGCTACGCTCCATCGACCTTACTGCGCGTTGACGATACAAACAAGATCGTCAAGTTCTACATCTCGAGCATGCGAGCGGGGAGAGAGTATAAGGATGGGGCGGTGTACGGCGGTGAGTGGAGCGCGCCGATGCTGGAAGACCGGATCGTCGACCGCCTCGCTGCCTTCGCCTTCGCCTACTACAAGGAAGTATACAGGTCAGGTCTGAGCTTCAGCCTCAGGACTATGCTGCCAACTCACTGGGCCCCCTTCATCACAGCGAACTCAGAACTGCTCGATGGCGTGCTAGGAGAGTCCGAAGAAGCCAACACCGCAATACTGGCTAAGCTCGTCGTGAAAG